AGCAGGGAGGCTATCAGGGGCCTGCAATGGCGGCACAACGATACGCTAGAGACAAAGCGCAAGGAATTCTCGATGCGATACGCGATTGCAGCGCAAGACTACACAGACCTGCTCTTTGAGCGTTCCCAACAACTATTTGATAATCCAGAAGAACTTGCCAAGATCAGTCCAGACAAGCTGGCGGTAACGGTTGGTATCCTTACCGACAAGGCGGCGCAACTTACGGGAATGGCATCCTCAATCGTAGAGCATCGAAAGGGGGCTAGCCTAGATGACGCTGCCAAGATGATCTTTGATGCAAAAGCTCGTATTGCCAGCAAGATCAAGAGTGATGCCATTGATGTTGAAATCATTAACGAATAAGACAATGAACTTAAAAACGATAGACAAGAGAATCAAAGACCTTATGATTTTAATGGGTCAAGAGGAGGAGATAATGCTTTATCGGTGGACAGGTAATGACATCGAATGTAAATGGAAACTCCATATTGGAAATCCATCTCAATGCGTTTGTTTAGGTGAAGTTGATGGGATATTGGTATTTGAGGGCGATTCAATCAAGAACGTATTAAGCCAAGCTGAAGCACGTTTCCGGCAAGGCAAATAACTGATGACCAAAGAGAATGCAATTAGAAAAGACGTTATCGAATGATGATTTGGCGGAAACACGCAATCCTAACGCCACCCACCGATGAGGAGATGGTGCAAATGGAGCCTGATGAGCTTATCGAACTACATTCTATTTACCATGAAGCTATTGAAAATGCAGAGAAAGATCCTTATCATTATGGTTTCCGCCTTCCTCATTGGGGCAAGGCTGAAGAGCAGCTATTTGATGTCAATGAAATCCTTGCCTTAGGAGGCAATCGTTGCCTTGCTCCAGATCAGGAGATTTACGATCCGGTTAGCAAGCAAAGCATTCCCGTCTCAAAAATCAAACGGGACTTCCACGTTCTTGCATGGGACGGGGAAAAACAGATTCAATGCCGCGCTCTACGACCATTTGTAAAGACTGTTGCCAAGACATACCAAGTGATTCTAGGAAACGGTGACTCGTTTCAGTGTTCGGCGGAGCATCAAGTTTCAACTCCTTTTGGATGGCGTTGCGTAAAAGACATAGGCATCGGCGGCGTTGTCTCGATTCATCAGACAGATTCATCTTCCCCTTGTTCTTCTGGCCTTCAAGGATTCTCTTCTTTCCTTCCTCACTCCAAGACGGCTTCAATCCCTTCAAGGTTTCGGCTAAATGCTTTGCGTTGGATTCAAAGACTTCAAGATTCTCTATCCGATTGTCAATCTTCACCCCGTTTTTATGGTGGACAACTTCCGTTCTTAAAAGAAATCTGCCCAAATGATCCTCCATCACAAGCCGATGCTCCAGAATATAGCGGGTATGTTTCTTTGCTTGCGGGTGGACAGGACAGTAAACTTCTACATAACCGTCCTTATTCACAATCCGTCCACCTTTCCAACCCTTATGAAGTGATCCATTACGAGGGCCACTCCGAGGCATCGGAATCTTGTGTTTCTTACAGAGTTTTGAAACCCCAGCAGTTGACCATTTTTGACCGCATCTTTCAAAAGCTAGGTCGGAAACTTCTTTCAGGGTTTTGCCTTGTTCGATCAGTGCCTTTAGTTCCTCGCCTGATACAACGTGTTCTAGGATTCTTTTCATCGGCACTGACAATGCCTTGGGAGACTGTTATCGTCAAGGTTTATGATAAACCAGTAAGCGAAATATGGGATATTGATGTTCCTGAGACTGGAAACTACTTCATTGGCGATGTCTTGCAAAAAAACTCAGGGAAAACGCAGTGGGGAGCATTTTCCGTTGTTCGTGCTGCCATTGAGAACCCGAAGTCTGAAATCTTTTGTTTCGCGCAAACGTCTGAAGTTAGCATCCGTCAGCAGCAAAGTGCTGTTTGGGACTGGCTTCCTGAGAATCTAAAGACAAAGCAGACTAGCGCAAATACCTATATCTCTTACAAGAAGAAGACTGGATTCACCGACTCGTCATTGATTCTTCCTAATGGGTCACAAATCATTTTCAAGACATATTCCCAGTATCAAAACAACCCAACCATCCTTGAGGGCGCGGAACTTGGATCTAAGAATGCTGTGTGGCACAACATTGGAGTATGGCTGGATGAATATCTTTTGGGACCAGAGTTGATCAACACGCTAAGATTCCGCCTTGCGACAAGAAACGCTAAGATGCTTGTTACGTTTACTCCGATTGATGGATGGACAGAGGTTATTAAGGAATATCTTGACGGAGCAACAACGGTTGAGTCTCGGGCGGCTGAGTTGCTGAATGGTGAACTCGTTCCATACGTCCAGAAATCTAAGAAGTTAAATGCCTCCGTGCATTACTTCCACTCTCAAGATAATGCGTTTGGCGGATACGAGCGCATCAAGGAAACACTTTCAGGAAGGACTAGGGAAGAGATCCTCATCCGCGCCTATGGGGTGCCAATGAAGTCTCACGCAACCAAGTTTCCCAAGTTTAACAAGGTTGTCAACGTGGTTCCTCCGTCCTCTATCCCGACCAAAAACATCACGCGCTATCACGTTATTGACCCAGCTGGGGCAAAAAACTGGTTCATGTGCTGGATTGCGGTTGATGAGACTGGAACATTCTGGATTTATCGTGAATGGCCGGGAGTTGACGTTGGTGACTGGGCGGAATGGAAGGGTGGCAAGTGGGTTCCGGGGCCGGGATCTAAAGGCCAAGGATTCGGTATCCGTGACTACATCGAGGCGATTCAAGAAATGGAAGGGGAAGAAGAGATATTTGAACGTCTTATCGACCCCAGACTAGGGGCGGCAAAGTATCAAGTGCAAGATGGATCTTCCTCGATTATCGAAGACTTGAACGAATCAGGAATGGTTTGTGTTCCGGCACCCGGACTTGATATTGACGATGGATTGCAAGCACTCATTGGCAAGATGTCTTGGGATAGTAGCAAGCCCTTAGACTCAGTAAATCGCCCGAGATTCTACGTTAGTTCTGATTGCGAGAACATCATCCAAGCACTCAGCGAATATACTGGCGAAGGTGGGCTTAAGGAAGCGTGGAAAGATCCAATTGACGTTTGCCGTTACGGTGCTATCGCTAATCTTGATCACGTTGACAACAGCCAGTCATTTGTTACAACTCATGGGTCCGGTGGATATTAACTAAAAACGAACATGGAACCTAGCAAGGAAATAAGAGAATTCTTAGAAGAGAAGGATCGGCAATACAGAGAACGTCACCCACTCACAAGTGATGAACGACACAGGGAAATACTAAAAGCATCAAGCCAAGTAACACTAGATGACTACAATCCTGATGCACAGTGGACATTCACAGATGGCGAGTCTCCGTTTGAGTGGTATGACGCTCAAGTCAAAGCAATGAATCATTTTGGTCATATTTTTTGCATAAATCCATTTTACGACAACTTCAATAAATTTGCACGAAACGGAGAGCTTAGGCCGCCTGACTCACCTGATATTTTTTGGGGTTGGGAGTTCAAATCAACAAATGACATGTTGGATCGATTGACCGGATCGTGGCAACATTACTCAGACATGACGATTAGGACGATTAAATATCTAAAGGCTCAATGTGGCATTGAGTTCCCAAATGGTTGGGGCAACCAATTCATAAAAGCGGAATGAAAAAAGTAGCAAAAAAAGCAACGAAACGGGGGCGTCCTGCAAAGAAGACGCTCATTATTGATGAGTCTCCATGCAGTATTGACAGCCTAATCAACCAACAAGTTGAAGACGACTTTCTAGTGATGCGGATCTGCAATAACCCAAGCTGGGTCATTGTCCGAATGGATGGACTGGCGGTTCCTGTCAAGTGTCCTGTCCGAGCTTCAAACAAACTGGTTGGCAAACGAATCAAAGTGTGCCTAGTATCTGCCGAACCTGAAGATTATTACGAATACGTATCATGATTGAATCGCAAGAAATTGAAGATGAGTCCCTTGTCTATGCCGATAAAGAACCTGATGTCGGCGCATTGACTGATGCGTATAATACGTGCTTGATCGACTTGGATTACTATTTCGAGTCTTGCTTGAGGTCGTATAATGATCGGCGGAACATCTGGGATGGAAAA